GGTTTACAGGCTGGCAGGGTAGGGGATGAAGAAGATGACGAGTTGGTAGATATTTAACCACTTAAGTCGGATAAAATCAATTAAGGAGTAGCATATGGCTAAGAAAAAGAAAGAACAAAAGGTAGCTCAAGAGCAACAGGCACCTGCCGGCGCTCCAGAAGCAACTGGTAATCAGAAGCTAGATTTTGATGCATGGTGGGCGCTAAGGGGCAAAAAGCTTCCTAAGCATCATCACAAAGAAATCATCAAGGCAGACTTCGCCGGTCGTGGTCTAGACGACAAAGAAAGCATGGAAGATTTTGATAGAGCGCTTGAGATGTACGGCGTTAAGCTTGACTAAGCCTCTATGTTATAATTGGTTGGTATACAAAACCTGACTCAGGAGATGCAACATGGCAATTAATGTAAGTTTTAACGGGGCAACAATTTATAAGCCTGGCGCTTACTCCAAGACTTCGATTGATCTTGGTGGTGGTTTTCCACTATCACCAACTGGTCTAGTCGCTATTTTTGGTGAAGCGGACGCAGGTGCTCCAGGCGCAAACGAAGTAAATATCGCTGACAACGTGTTCAGCCCAGAACAACTTCCTGCTATCAAGCAGAAGTATCGCAGCGGTCCACTTGTTGATGCATGCGCGTTCTTGTTCGCACCAGGTGCCGATGGCGCAATTCCTGGCGGAGCAAGCGCTGTCTATATCTACAAGACAAACGCTTCTGTTCGCGCAACGCTCGCACTTGACAATACTTGGGGAACTCTACGTTCTCTTGAGTGGGGTGCAGGCGGCAACAAGCTCACCTACAAAAACGTTCTCACTCCAGCTGTAAGCGCTACTCGCGCTTCGTCTGCTCCATTCGACGTCACTGGTGACGTTGCAACGGAAACCCTTGTGCTTCGCGTACAAGGCGGCGCAGACAATACGTTCACTGCTCCTGCAAGCACCACGACTCGTGCATTGCTTCAGACTGCGTTGAACACTGCTGGTAACTGGTCTGGCGGTCTTCCTTCAGGCGTCACTCTCACTGTTGGCGGTGCATCTGATGCAGCTGCTACTTTGACGATTGCTCGCTCTGCAGCTGGTACTCCAAACCGTGAAGGATACGGTCGCAACTTCCAGATTGTTAGCGGTACGCTAGCAGCTTCTGCAAATCTTGCAACTGGTCTCGTAACCTCTTCTTCTGAAGATATGGCTACGATCACTATCTCTAACAAGCGTGACCTCATCGACGAAAGTGAAACTATCGGCGGAGATCTAGTTTTGAAGCTTGGTCGCAGCGGCGGCGTGACTCCACAAGTCACCGTCAACGCTACTCAAGTTCTCTTGATTAACAACTCTGTCACTGAGTATGCTATCACTAAGTCTGATTTCGGTACTCTTGCAGAAATGTTGGCATGGATCAACAGCACCGCAACCAACTGGTCCGGTGAACTTGGTTCAACCTTGTTCGGTCAACTAAGCCCAAGCATCCTTGATCGCGTAACCGGTCTTGGCGCTCTTGGTTCTGCTTCGATTCGTCCAGCTCAGATCAAGCGCGATGCACAACTTGCTCGTGACATGTTTGCTCAAAGCTCTATGATCAGCCAGAGCATCGTAGGCGCAAACGCTTACGCTGGTCTTCCTGATGCAGCTGCTGAGATCTTCCTAACTGGTGGATCTAAGGGCGGCACTCAGACTGCTGAGATCGCTTCTGCTCTAAGCAAGTTCGAAAAGTTCCGCGTGAATAGCGTTGTTCCTTTGATGTCTCGCGACGCAACGGACGATGCTGCTGACGGTCTTACTGACCCAAGCTCTAACTACACCATCGATGGTATTCATCAGGCTGTGAAGACTCACTTGAGCTTGATGGCAACCACCAAGAAGAAGTCTGAGCGTCAAGGATACTTGTCTTACAAGGCAAGCTACTCTGATTGCAAACAGAAGTCTCAAGACTTGGCATTCCAACGCATTCAACTTGCGATCCAAGACGTTCGTCAAGCTGACAGCGATGGCAACATCAAGTGGTTCCAGCCATGGGCTGGTTCTGCTCTCCTAGCCGGAGCTCGTGGTGGTAGCCCAGTCGGTCTTCCAATGACCTTTAAGTATTTCAACATGTCTGGTATTCGTCAGACTGCTCAGCCAATGAGCACTGCCGAAGCTGATATCGTGGTGGATTTCGATCCTGATACTCAGTATGATGATGCAATTCAAAACGGCATCACCTTCTGGGAAGCTCCACAAACTGGCGGATTCCGCCTTGTTGTGGATAACACCACCTATGGTAAGGATGGAAACTGGGTGTTCAACCGCGGCAACGTTCAGTACGCTGCTGACGTTCTAGCCTACGACTTCCGTAACCAACTTGAGAATATCTATGTTGGCGTGAAGAACACTATCACTGCAGCCGAAGTTAAGTCTACCTGCGAAGCTATCCTAGGTACTTACCTAGCTCAAGGCATCACGGTTTCGACCTCTGATGCTAAGAACGGCTTCAAGCAGTTGGTTGTCCAGATCAACGGCAACACCATCAACATCTCTGTTGTTGTGAAGCTAGTTGAAGGCATCGACTTCATCCTTGCAGATATTACGCTTCAACGCGCTCAGTCTGCTGCCTAATTGACTCCTTAAGGGTCGTATACAAAGATCAAGCCTGGGGCTGCAAAGCCCTGGGCTTTTCTTTTTAACTCAAAACATGGTATTCTAGACTTAAGTTACAATTAAGTGACTTCAAAAATGCTCGGTAAAGGGAACCGCACCCTAAAAGGAGAAACCAATGGCTTCTAAACTGCCATCGTTTGTCACAGGCGCAAACGCTAAAATCAAAGTCGGAGGCAAGACGTTCGCGTATGCTTCTGATGTCTCGTACAACGTTGTTGTGGACGTGGTACCAATCGAAACAATGGGTCGTTACGAAGCAGTAACCAACGAGCCAGTTAACTATTCAGTTAGCGGCGAGTTGAGTGTTGTTCGTTACACCGGCGTTGCTAAGACCAACAACATGCCAGGAACTAACACTGGTGGTAACGGTCTTGGTAAAGTTGACATGGGCACTGTGGGCGGCATCGGTTCGCATCACATTAACCCAGGCAACATGCTGTTGTCTCAGACTTGGGATCTTGCTGTGTTCCAGAAGACTCAAACTGCTGCAACTGCTGCTGGAGATACCGCAGTCACCGTTGATGCTGTTGAGTTCATCACCATCAAGGACTGCCGTTTCACTCGCAAGAGTGCAGGTATTAACAAGCGTGGTATCCTCGTTGATCGCCTAAGCTTTGTTGGTATTCTTGCAGACGATGAGTCGTTCGACGCTTCGTACTCTGGCGATACGGATCTGACCTAAACTGTTCGTAAAAAAGCAAGAACCTCGCTAGATGTGCCACTGAACACGGCTCCTTTAGCGAGGTTCTTCATTCTCTTAATTCTTTGCCTTACTGAATTAGTAATTTGCCCGCCTCGGGCCATCAACCTTGTGCTAATCGTCAACTCATCTTCAACAATAACAATTAATTTAATGTCGAATATATCTTTATTTCTTTTTATAAACGAGGAGACGTGCGTGGTGGGGTCATAGATCACAGTGGATGTTTCGTTCCAAAGTATAGACCTTGTTTGATCTTTAGGTGTTTTATCGTACGAAACATATTTAAATTTATTAATTACTTGATTGCAAATCCAACTCTTTCCAGCTCCAGACGCACCTGCAATAACATAAACAATCTTCTTTGTTCCTACTGATCTATTGGCTAAAAAATTTTCCATTTGGTCTTTAGTGTTAGGTTTTTCTTTACCATTGCCATGTATTGCGTGAAACAATCTGTGACACGGTATACAAAGCGACACTAGATTGTCTATATTGAATCTTTCGGTCGGATGATGCTTCCAAGATTTTACGTGATGTGCATTTAATGTAACCCCACTGATTGAGCAAGCAACGCAAGTAAAGTTATCGACCTTAAATCTTTCAACATGTAATTTTAAATCTGCAAACCTATTGCGCTCTGCTCTTGCAGCCGGTGTTTTAAGTTCGTCAAAATCTGATAACTTAATGCCTCTCAGAGTGCAACTAATTTTTACTTTTTGATCAAAAGTTAACTTCTTGCCTTTATTAGTCGGTGATCTGCCGCGCTTTACAGCGCTCATTTTATCAATAACTTCTCGCCTAGTCTCCTTCTTTCCTTTATTCCACGGCACATGATTAACCTTTGCAAGACTCATTTTTAACTTAGATTCTGTAGTGTGCCTAATACAGCATTTAGTGCAGTTTGGTTTAGAAGCGTTAACTTTATTGAGATATCCTCGATCTTTGCCGCACGTATCGCAGGTGGCCCTATATTTTGTTCTATAGTGTGCGCTGTCAATAGGTTCTTTTATGGTATCATTTAAGTTAATCATAATTATTATGATTATACCTTGTATCAGGAACAAACGCTAATGGCAGGTATAAAGCCGTTTTTCATCACAGGCGCAAACGCTAAGGTAAAGCTCAACGACAAGACGCTAGCCTTCTGTACCGATCTTTCCTATTCCGTAACGATCAACACTCAAGCTCCTAAAATCTTAGGCATGTATGAAGGCAGCTCTGTCGAGCCGCTGGGATATACCGTTAATGGCAGCTTCACTGTCATTCGCTACGCTAAAGACGTAAAAAGCAGTGTCGGTGGAACTATCCCAAATGGGATTGCACAGAACGACGCCGGCAACGGTGTTGGAAACTGGGGCGGAGTATGGGGTGGAAAAGCTGGAGACTTCTTTGCTCGCAATGGTATCGGCAACGACGGCCGCGCAAACGAAGCTCTAGATCCTAGCAAATATCAAAGTGGAACTACTTTTGATATCCAAGTTTATCAAAAGCTTCCTAATGGCAACATCCTAGGTGTTGCAAACATCAGGAACGCTCGTATTACTAAGGCTGACTTTCAATTAACCAAGAAAGGCGCCGCTGTACAAAGATTTGAGTTCACTGCATTGTATGCAGATGAAGATAGTTTCGTAGCAGATGCCTCTGGTAGAGGACAACAGTTCACATAAGGGTGATTTATGGCAGATGGCTTTAACAATCGCCCCCCCGGTGCGATACAGCAAATCACAGATAATATCGTTGGCGGCAATGCTGCTGGCATCATCTCTACACGTCCTACTGCAAAATATGCTTCTGGCGCTCGCTGCATCATGAAGATAAACGACCAAGTTGTTGGTTTTGCATTTGGTGTTTCGTGGAGAATCACCACGAACTTCGTAGAAGTCACCACTATTGACGACTATCTTCCTTATGAATTAGCTCCGCAAAGAGTATCGGTAGAAGGAACGATCTCTGCACTGCACATCCCTGGCCAAAGTGCTACTACACAGCTATGGCAAGGCGATACACTCTCCTTCATGTTCAACAGGTACTTCACGCTGGAAGTGAGAGACTCGCAGACTGATGCCTTGTTGTTCCAGGCTCCTAGGTGTGTTATCACTTCTCGTACTGAAGAAGTGAGAGTTGATCAACTCAACAATGTTTCGTTGAGTTGGAAGGCTATTGGCTGGCTTGATGAGAAGAAGCCTGAACTTCCAAATAACTTTGATCAACCTAAGAAGCCTTCAGCCGCTGAAACCACTAACCAAGGTGGTATTGCAGCTACGCTTAGCAACGTAGCTAATGCTATTCGCGGCTTTAATATTCCATAAGTAGTCTACTTTTCCCAAGGTATAATCGCATAGTATACCTTAAGGAGAAAGCATGGAGCTACCTAAAAACGAAGCAACCTTCACATTCGAGCACACTGGTCAGGCTACTGGCCAAGAGTACAAGGGACAATTCACTGTCTTGTGTGTTCTTAACATGGCTCAAAAGCATGCCATGGAACTCGAGAAAACTCGCTTGATGGGTAACTACATTACACCAACAGCTGGTCTCGAAGGCATCGCGACGGTCCTCGCAACCCTTAGAGCTAAGATTGTTAAAGCCCCTGATTGGTGGACTCAAAGCACCGGCGGCCTTGAAATCCTAGACGAAGACGCTCTTGTTGTTCTCTACAATAAGATCGAGGAATCGGAGAAAGAATGGCGTACGAAGCTGAAGGAAAAGGGCAAGAAGGCACAGGAAGCATCGACAACACCGTCGACGCCGTAAAGGCCATTGCCGCTCATAACGCCAGAGCCGATCTAAGCAATCCAGAACAACTAATCCTATTCCTTAGGAGTTGGTGGTCTCGTACCTATAACCGCCCACTTAAAGATCCGCTTCTATTGTCATACACCCCAGAAGAGCTCCTATACGAGTTCTTTGACCGTATTGAGCGTGTCAAGGCTCAAGAAGAGCAAGCTAATAAAGCTAATGATAAGATAGAAGAGGATAAGGAAAAGGCTGCCTTAGACTGGGCACAAAAAGAAGAACTTAAAGAACTTAAACAAGAACTTAAACTTGCTAAAGTTGATCCAACTAAAGATCCAGCAAACATTAAGTGGATGGAAGAACAGCTTCAAAAAGCCAAAACTCAGTTTGGGGAAGATTTTGGAGAAGACATAAATGAAAACTTTGAAGACATGTAAATCTTGCAAAATACTTCTATCATTATCTTGTTTTAATAAAAACAAAGGCGGTCTGCTTGGTTTAAGAGCTAGATGTATCTTGTGTGAAAAAAGTCGTAAAGCAAATTTCTATTCACAAAATAGACTTAAAATTTTAGCTAACAAAAAAACTTACCAAACCATTAATGCCGAATCTAGAAAAGCGTACAGTTACGCATATTGTAAAAACCGTTTAAAAAACGATAAACTATATAAACTAAAAATCAATATAGCCTCATTAATTAGAAATTCTATAAAATCTAAAACAACAAAAAGAGCCTTAAAAACAATAGACTTATTGGGTTGTTCTGTTGAGTGTTTTAAACAACACATAGAATCAAGTTTTTCCCCAGACATGAATTGGAACAACTATGGATCCTATTGGTCTATTGATCATATTTGCCCATGTGATCAGGCGCAAACGGCAGCTGAAATAATAAAATTACAGCATTATTCTAACCTAAGACCGATGACAGTAACCGACAATATCGTTAAATCCAATAAAGCAACCACAGAAGCGACATTCAAGTGCCAAGAACTATTAAATAGAGCCTGGATTGAATAATGAGTAAACCAAACCAGTCAGATAATCAAAACGCGCAGAATATGTTGGCGCAGGAGCAAGACTTAAAGTTTGAGTCTATTGCTCGTCGACACTCTACTCCTTACGCTTCTGAAATGCGCATGATCATGCGCTCAGGTACACTTGAATCTGAAATGGAAGAGTTATCTCCATTTGTGGGTCAAGGTAGTGCTAAAGAACAACTGCAAATTCAAGAAAAACTCAAGGCTCGTCAAGTTGAGTTTGACAGAGTTGAAGAAAAACTAAGACGCGAAGAGCAGCGCCGTGTTTCTACTGGCGTCACTCGTATGCGTGCTGAAGTTAATAGCACCATGGGCCTTGGAGGCATGCGCTCATATATTGGCGCAGCCACAGAAGAACTTGGAATGAGCGGAGTTGGAGTTGCTCAGCAGCGCTCAACCTCTGAATTAGAAGTTCAACGCAAACAAGCAATGATTATGGCTGCACAGCAAAGAGATATTGCGATGCAGAACGTCAACGTCTTCGATGCCAGCGGCTCTCTCGACACGAACAAGATGGGAGTCCTTAATCAGGCTCGTTCTACTCAACGTAACTATCTTGAACAGGTTGCACAGGCTGAAAGTGCCCTAAGGGCTCAAAAGAAACTTGGCATCGACACAGAGTCCAGATACTACGGAGCTCAGCGTCAAAGCGCCTCTGTTGAACGCGACTTGATGAAGGCCGGCATTGCTAAAGAAATCGAATCTGGTAATGCTCCTAGCCTTAATGATGCTCGTAAAGAAGAATTACGTCTCTTAGAACAATTCTCTAAGCAGATGAAAGAGGTTAATGAGGCTACCGAGAAAACCGGTCCTGCTTTTGAACAACTTCTTGGCAAAGTAGAACAAACTTCAAAAGATTTAGATAAAACTCAGGAAGTTATTCGTCAGCGCTCCTCTGGTGGAGGTGGCGATAGTAACACCATGAAACTCGGTCGTAACCTTTATGCGGCCAGCAACATTATCAGTCAGCTAGGCAACACCTATCGTGAGATTACGGTTGGCCAAACAAATGCTATCACTGGCAACAGAATCACTGCTGCTAGCATGACAAATAGCCTTTATGAACGTAGAAATGCCGCTCTTGCAGGTGACATGACTCAACTTGGTCTCCTAAGTGGTGACGCTTTTCAGCGTGCTGCTGGCGAAGGCAAGATCAACGAGAGAAATACTAACGTTGCAAACGTAGCGACAACTGCTGCTGGTGGTCTAGGTGTTATTGCAGGTGGTTTGATGACCGCTGGCGCAATTGCAGGTGGCACCGGTATCGGTATGCCAGTAGGCGTCGCTCTCGCAGGTGCAGGAGCTTTAGCTTATGGTCTTAGTGACCTTACTCGCGGCGGTGGAATTAGCGGTACTGCAGAAAACCTCGCTGAGCAACAGAGACAAATTCAGTTGCAAGAAGAGATGAGTCGCATCACTGGCGCTCAACGTCAAAAACTTTATAACTACTCAATGAGCAGCAGAACCGCCGCATTGACAGCTGGTGGAGCTCAAGGCCAATCGTACTTTGATCAGTATGCTGGTCCAGGCGGAGATGCAATGCTTGCTAAGATGGCAAACATGCGAATCGGCGCTGACCAATTCGCAGAACTATCTGCTCAGGGTTTCCAACAGGGTGGAAGTACATTCAATCCGAACTCTATCTTCACTGCTCGTGAAATGGAAAGTCGTGGCTATGGAACAATGTCACAAAACGTTGGTCGCATTAGTCAACTAGCTGCTGCAGGATCGCAGAATCCGCAAGCAAGCTTTGGTTCCGTCCTTGAAGCTGCATTCAGTAAGAGCTTAGATTCCTCTAAGGCCCTTGACATGATGGTGCAGAATACTGCTGCTCTAGTACAAGTAAGTGCTGGTGCTGCTCGTGGCATGGACACGACTGCATCCTCTGCTGCTATCATCTCTGGATTGGTCGACAGCAATAACCCAAACAAAGAGTTTGCTATTCAGCGCGCTACTAACGCAGCCGATATCCTTAACCAGATCAATACTGGCACAGGTGTGAACTTCGCAGATATGTCTGGTATCGCAGCTATTGCCGCAGGTACTGGCGTCGGACAAATGGGCGCTGTTAACCTCAAGAAACTAGATAATCAAACTCGTGCTGCAATTGGTGCTCGCCTAGATGACATCGACAAGATGGATCCTAAGGAACGCGGAGCTGCAGAAGCTCAATTGCGCAGTGACATGACACTCAAGTATGGCTTGGGTTCGTTCTTGAACAAAGACACAGGCGATATCAATAAACAGGCTTTAAGAAAAGGTCTTGACCTCACCTCTGAATCTATCTTCAGGAAGGGTGAATTCATCGCCAACGTTGATCCTAACTTGCCTGGCTATCAGGAATTTACTCAAGGTAAACTGACTGCTGATGAGTTGATGAAGCGCTTTCCTAATACTGCTGTGAAGGTCGGTGAATCGGCTGCGGCATTGGGTCTTACAGTTGATGAAGTCGCATCTGGAGGGAGAGCAGCTTCTACTGCTGCAGGTGCTGCAAAAGCTGCAGAAGTTCAAGGCAAAGCAATGGGTCCAGAACCTAAAACTGCATTTAGCGATGCAGACAAACTGGCTACTGCTGCGATGCAAAATATGACTAAGGAAGCAATGCTTGCTGCTAAAGAACTTGGTGGCGTTGCTCAAGCGCTTAGCAAGATCTCAGAGGCTACTGAGAAACTTGGTGGAAAACTTAACGAATCTACGTCTGATGAGTTCCGTGGAGCAGCCGCTAAGGCAGCTGCCGATTTCAAGATTGCTGCTGATACATTTACGGGCGGAGTTAGTCAGTTTGGTACCTTCCTGAAGACCTACTCTGAGAGAGCAAATATTAAGTTACCTAGCTCAGATAGTAAAACCAGTAAGGTTGGTATGCCAGGTGAATAATGGCCAATTCAAATTTTAGGATTCAAACACCACATGCAGCTATCATCATTTGGAACTATGATGACAGAGTGAGCGCTGATCCAGCTGCTTCACCGGCTTCTATTAATAAGACAGATAAACGCATCATCTCTACCCTTTCTTGCACCGAGATTAGAACCTCTAAGTCCAAGTCAAATCCTCAGGGATCTTTTCAGATCGCTCTTGCTCCTACTAAGAATTGGATCTCAGCCATCACAGTAGGAAGCTGGTGCGCGATCTTGATGTCTGATGAGCCAATTACTCAAAAAGACTTTGATCAAGCAGATCACAACAAGGTGAAGATGATTGGCAAAATTGAGAGTGTCCGTTGTGACACGCAAGCAGGTCCAGATGGCGCTCGCACTACTCGCTACTTGGTTGCAGGCGTTGACTGGGGTTACATTTTTAATAACGTCATCTACATTGACAATTACCTATCACTACAAAGTGAACCAAGAACGCTTGGAAATGCTACTGCAGTGGCTATCGACAAGATTTTATTCGGTGAGAGAGGACTTCCTAAGTCTTTCTCGACGCACGATAACCTAAGTTCTCTCATCAACATCTTTGGTAAGACTATTGCATTCCAGAAGCAGGGCGACATCATCAATCGTCTCGCAAATGCTGCTTACGACTTCACGATGCCAACAGAGATGGTGAACTACTTTAAGTTTGTCGACGAAGAAGGAAGCTCCTTGTCGGGAACTACCATTAACTCAGTATTGAACTTAGTATATGGAACTCTAAAAGGACAGGACGAGTACGACTTCCAATCTGAATCCTTGGGATTCATTGATCCATTCTCTCTTCAAGGTAGTCATACGTTTTGGCAAGTGTTGCTGGAGAACAGCAACCCAGCAATGAATGAGATGTTTAGCGAGATTCGTTGGAACGAGAATGGTAGACCTCAGCTTGCTCTATATAACAGAATTAAGCCTTTTGCGTTCCAAGACTTCACTGGTTCAGCCGGACCATACAATAAGTCATATCAAGCTGGTGCACCAAAGAGTTTGAAGTCATACATGCAACTTGTTAGGACCCATGACATCGATGCGGTCACCGTTAAGAGTGTAAACGCCGGCACCAACTGGCGCGATAAGTACAACTTCGTGGAAATCAAGCCTCAGTTTCAAGAGTTTCAAATCTTCGCCAACTGGTACAAGCAGAAGAGTCAGCAGTTTGATCAAGTGGCTTTCTCAAGAGAAGGTTTCAGGCCTCTTATTGTTGAAACCAAGCAGTTTCCGGGCGATATTGGGAACGGTCAGAAGCGCGAAGGGAAGCCAAACTGGGAAACACTTGCTTCATGGGCAAAGACCTTGAAGGAATGGTATTTCGATACGCATCGCATGCTCAACGGTACTATCAGCATGACTGGCACCACTGAGTACATTGGCGTGGGCGATAACATTAAGTTTGATGCAGGACTCATTAATCCAACCACTAACCTTAAATCTGCTCAAAAGAGGGCAGCCAAGAATGGCTATATCCTTGCGCACGTCGAGAACGTAGAGCACTCCTTCTCTGTTAGCTCAGATGGAGCCCGTGAATACTCTACGACGATTCAGTTCGTTCGCGGAATCTTGATCGATGACAATGGTATTCCACAAGGTTGGGGCGTATTGGACAAGAATGCTTCGCAACTCACTGTTCCAGAACAAAAGAACACTAAGAACACTCTTGGAACCTCTGATTCTCAGGACCCAGATCCTCAGAAAGTGAGAGGTAACTAATGGCTGTTCAGAATCCATTCGACATCGTTAAAGATAGTAGCGTCTGGTACAGTCCTAAGAATTTCGCTGCAATGACTGAGAAGGACCCATACTTGCGTATTGGCGTTGTTCAGAAGTCATTTATAGATGAAGAGAATAGTGACATTCGGTACCTTGTTCAGATCTTTGATCGCAACGATAAGATTCAGGTAAGTTGTCGCCTAATGAGGCGCTTTGGTGGTGTATACAACTACGAAGACGAGACCCTCAGAGGTTACAACACTACCGATAAGCCAGATCCTGTTGATGACTTTAGCGCTAAAGCTGGAGATTGCGTTCTTGTAGCATTCATGAACGGTGAAGCCCGCGAAGGTATCATCCTTGGTGGTCTCACTCATGCCGCACGTGCGATGACTATTAAGCCAACGGATGGTCCACAATACCTCTCTGAGTTTAATGGAGTCGAAACCTCTATCAATAAGGATGGAGAGTACAAGTTGACGTTTAAGGGTCAACCCACAAACCTTGCACGCCTAGCAGATATTCCTAACGCTAAGATTGCAGCACCGCAATACAACACAGATGTTGGCGGTAGCTACTGGACCTTTAATAAGACCGGTGGTTGGAAGGTTAACGACGCTGCTAAAGAGAATCCTCAAGGAATTGAGATTGACAAAGCTGGTGGAACCCTCACCGTCACTTCTGGAAAAGTTGTTATAAAGATCACAAAAGCTTCAGAAACTGTTACGGTTACGAGTAAAGTTCTGGATATTACATCCACCGACAAGATTAACGCGACTACCAAAGAGTGGGCTGTTAAGGCTGAAACCTCTATCAAGATGAACTCTCCTAAGATTGCCATCGGTCAAGATGGCGTAGAGTTGCTAGACCAAATCTTCCAACTCGTTGAGAAGTTAGGTATGGTTCAACCTATTTCACCTCTTGGACCTTGCACTCCATTGATGGCTACACCTCAATGGGCTCAAGTTAAGCAGGTTCAATCTAAGGTTAAGCAGATTACTGGAACCTTCTAATTTAAGTTAAGATATAATGAACTTATGAGTTTTACGTCACTTTTAGACAGATTTAGCAAGCCAGCGCAAGCGGCTACACAACCTGGTCCGGTGTTGAGCGAAGATATCGACAACCTTACGGAGCAGAACTCTAACTTTTTCTATAAGACCGACCCAAAGAATTGGTACTCTGCAAGGCCATATGGCTTCAAGATGAACATGAGGGATGGCAAACGTACCTTCATCTTCTTCTTGCCTATCAACCCAAGCAATATTGTAACGACCACGCATTTTGCGACAAATATGGTCTCTACACTGTATGGTACTGTTGAAGAACACTCTGACATCAGGTACTTTGATATCGAAATCAGAGGAAGCACAGGCTTCGTGCCAATGTACACGCGTCATGCTTCTGGCACTACTCCTGCTGTTGCCGCAGAGCTCATTAAGAAAGATTTTGGAACTCCAGGAAGAGCTTCGTATTCCGCTCTTACTAAGGTTCCACTCGGTGGATTCTTCGCTAAGACAGTTGGTGCGATTAACCAGATCAAGAATAAAGCCGCTGACTTGTTAGATGGTGGTCCAAAACCAGAAACAGGCGTCTACACAGAGCAAACTGGTTACTTTGCCTTCCATAACCTATATAAGTTCCTCATGCGTCACAAGAAAGATGCCTCTGGTGCTGACGGTGGCGTTGGCGAGCGCTCTAAGCATCCGTTGACATTCTTTAACTACAAAGACAATCAACAATATGACGTAGTTGTCCGAAACTTTACGCTGACTCGTAGTGCCGAAAATCCGATGATCTATAACTACGCTATCAGCTTGCGTGGATATAACCTAAGAGGCCTAGATGACAAGATAAGCGATGATTTAACACAGCGTCTTAAGGATCTAGGGCTTAATGGGGTTGATACTTCATCTCTATTGGGCGACATTAAAGATATTTCTAGTTCAGCAAAGGCTATCATTGGATCGGCAGTAGCTGGCATTAACGTATTGGGTAGATAATGGCTACAGTGAATGAGGCCTATACGGCCATGGCAGATTTGAACTTGTGGTTGAAGTCGCGCAGCGGCGACCCTCTCGTTCTCTCTGACCTTCCACAGATCATTCCTCTCCGTTGGAACTACTTCAAAACGGAGTGGGAGTATATTAAGTCTGACTTGCAGTCGAAAGTTCCTTCGTACAGCAACCCAGATTTCTTAAACCAACAGATTAAGGACTTCGACAGCTTCATTCAGTCGCAGCGCATCATCTCTAAGATCATCAATCCGTTTCAGGATAGTCAGACCTTCTATAAGTACTATGCTGTATTCGATAACATCTTCATCGATGCTATTAACCTCACCAACGAAGAAGCTCGCATTGTTAAGCAAAAAACAGACACGATCGCAGCGCTCTCTAAGAATGACTTCTTAAGAATCAAGAGTGCTATCACGGAGTATAGAGATCGCTATGCAGACTCTGTTAACCTAAGTGATGCCACTTACGACCATGCATTTAACAGAAGCTCTATTCCTCCTCAGTTGGATGCTAGCATCACCGATGCTAATAAGCTTCTAGTGCTTCAACAGAGTATCTCTAACGTGGACTTCGTTTTGGCTAACCTATTTGCGGTTGATGCCTTTGTAGACCCATTTGCTCTAGCTCGTCAGAATGCTAACAATCCAGATATCGATATTGGGTCATACGCTTCAGGTCGCCTAGTAAAGATTAACTATGGCGAAGACCTACAAGGACTTGCTAATAGGTTCTTTGGCAACCCCGACAAGTGGATCGATATTGCTATCGCCAACGGATTGAAGCCACCCTACATCGACGAAGTAGGAGAGAAGCTTTTCTTGATCTCTAACGGTAGTGGTAACCAAATCAACCTCCCAAAGACCAGTAACACTACACTTAACGTTGATAAGATCTACATCAATCAGCCTGTATACTTACAGAGCACTACACAGGTATTCCCAGATCAACGCACGATCATCAATATTAAGCAGATCCCAGTATCGGGCGAAATCGTTCTAGAACTTGATGGCGAACCAGATCTTGACAAGTACAAGTTATCAGAATTGGCCAATATCAGGGTCTATAAACCAAACACCATCAACAGCGGTCTGTACGTTCTAATTCCTTCCCAGGAGCCATTGGATGACCAGAGACGTGAAGAAACGCCATGGTTCTTGGCCAAGAGTGCAGAAGATGAGAAACGCGCTAAAGTGGATATCGCAGTAGATGATAAGGGTGAAATTAACTTCACTACCAATGGTGACATCAGATTAAGTTACGGCTTAGAGAATGCTATCCAAGCTATTCAACTTAAAATGCTCACCGAGCTAGGCACCTTAAAAAGGCACCCAACATATGGCCTCATCAATGTGGCTGGTAGCAAGAACAATGACATCGACGCTATCAGGACGCAGCTCATTGAGTCGATCTCTGCCCAAATTGAGGCCGATGATAGGTTTGACCGTATTGAGAACCTATCCGTTGACTACCTAGTGAGCAACGCCACCAACCAGGGAGTGGCTGCCTTTGGCATTACCCTATCAGTTAGGCTAGCCGGGGGATCAAGAGTGATCCCAATTAGCTTTTCAGTGAACGTATAAGTAAGTACAATCAACTTTATGCGATATTGCTTAGAGTGTAATAGTTCCATAAATCATAAATATAAGTTGGCTAAGTTTTGTACTGTTAAATGCAAAAATCATTACTGGCAAATCAACAATTGGACAAAGGTTTTGGCAACCGCTAAAAGATATCGTCAATCACATAAACGCTCAGAATTAGCGAAAAATCAAATAAAAGAGTGGCACCGCATCAATAAAGACAAGGTTGTACAACTTAATAAGGCTTACCATCAACGAATGAAAGGCAATATTGAGTATTTGGCCAAAAGAAGGCACCATGAAGCTCTCCGACGAGCCCGTAAATTACAGGCCACACCTAAATGGCTCTCTAAAGAACAAATACAAACTATTAAAGATATTTATTTTAAGTGCCCTATTGGATATCATGTAGATCACATTGTTCCCTTAAGTAGTAAAGAAGTTAATGGACTACACGTGCCTTGGAATCTTCAGTACTTACCTGGTATAGTTAATAAGATAAAGTCTAATAAGGCGAACATTTGATGTCTATTGAAATTAGATCATTTAACCAAATCCTTGGTGACATGATTAGAAAAATAATTAGCGAAACCCCTTTGAACGACCTAAATGCTGGGTCTGTTCTCCTATCGCTTTTGGAAGCTTGCGCATCTAATGACTTCGAAAATAACACTGCAATCCTTAACGTTCTTGAGCTTCTAAATATTGATGCCGTTAAGAATAATGACCTAGATAGTAGAGCTGGCGATTATGGCTTGAGCCGTAATGCTGCAATTAAGGCGTCCGGTCAGGTAAGCATTCTAAACACTAACATCGTCAAGCGTAGTACTGGTTTGTATGTTATTAAGCCAGCACCTATTCAAGGTCAAACTACAATTTATGTGAACAACACAACTGGTTGGGCTCCAACCGGCGCATTGTTCATCGGTCGCGATACTGAATCTTTCGAAGGTCCAATCAACTACACTGCGATCACTCAGTTTCCTACTTACTCTGCAATTACACTTGCGTCCGCTCTTCAGAAGGATCACTTGATCTCTGATACTGTTATTGACTCTCAAGGTCAACCAGATCGCGTCATTGCCGCTGGCACTGTTGTTAAGATTCCTGCCAACAATCAGAACCCAGAAATTAACTACACTACACTTCGTGACGCTGTCATCCCTTCCGGTGAAGATCGCGTAGATGGCGTAGACGTCGTTGCGGTGCTTCCTGGTTCTCAGGGCAATGCGATGATCAACACGATCACCCAATTTAACACCCTTCCTTTCAGCGGCGCAGCAGTCACAAACACCTCTGCCTTCTCAAACGGTCGCGATGTTGAAACCGATACTGAGCTTCGCAACAGGATTAAGTCTTATTCGATCACTCTTGCTCGCGGTACTGCCCCAGCGATCCTCTCTGCTGTTATCGGCGTCTCTGACCCAGATGAATCTAAGCAGGTAGCCTCTGCAGTTCTCACCGAACCTGTTAAGGTCGGTGACCCATCGATCATGTACATTGACGATGGTAGCGGATTTGAACCTTCTCAGGCTGGTCAATCCGTTGACTTGATGTTGCCATTTGCTTCTGGAACTGAAGAGTTCTTGCAGCTTGCTAACTACCCAGTTCCACGTCCACAGGTTGTTAACGTAGCAGAAGGTCCTTTCACTCTTACCGACGGCATGTACCTACGTGTTGTTGTTGACGGCAATGAAGAGACTGTCTTCTTTCAAACCTCTGACTTCTTGAACATTGCCGCTGCTACTGTAGCTGAAGTAATTGTAGCAATTAACACTCGTTCAACTCTATTTAAAGTTCGTTTCACTGACAACAGCCAACACATGCTCATGTATCCTGTTGCCTCTGATGCTGAGATTATCCAAGTTTCTCCTCTAAGAAGCTCTGATAATCCTCTCTTCTATGTGAACACAATTTTGAAGTTCCCAACAAACGAATTCTCTTACATCTCGCTATATCAAAATAGCACTCGTTTGAAAGAGAAGCCAAAGAATGCATCGTTGGAGACTTCTCCGTTTGCATCTTGGAACGTCACCGTTGCAAGCAATATCATCATCGCTGTAGACAATACTCCTGCTCAGGATCGTCCTTTCGCTATTACTGATTTCCCAGGAGCATCATCGTTTGCAGCTCTAAGCCTTGACGACTGGGTGACTGCATTCAATCAGAAGTTTGCTGGTCTTACCGCTACTGCCACCCCAAGTCAGACGATGAAGATTACCTCCAACAAGGTTGGAACCGAATCTGCTATCAATGTCACTGGCGGTTCGCTACTCAATAAGTGGTTCCCTAACCTTCCATTGACCTCTGTAGGTCAAACTGCTCAGTTCGAATTGAACAGACAGACTGGTAACCTACGTATCCTAAGTGATATCCTCCCAGGAGATGCAATCTCCGCTGGTGTTGAGGACGCAAAGGGTTTCTCTATCTCTAGCGAAACTACCTCTGGCACATACAACGTCTCGAATGATGGCTTCGGTCGTCCTGCTGAGATGGTTGTTGTTGTGGATTCGACATATTGCGATCAACGTGCAGTACCACTCTTGATTGGTTCAACAATCACTATCTCTGACGAAGGCAGCAGCGTAATGCGCATCTTGTCTTCTGCTCCAGATACCTTCACCGGTCTATTGCCTGGTGACTTCATCTACATGGTCTCAAGAACCTCAGGATGGTTGTCTGCTGGTAACACTGGTTTATATAAGATTATTCGCAAGGGTCCTCACCTAACTGCAAACGTAGATACCTATGTTGAAGTTTTGAATGACTCGATCGTTGCTCCAGAAACAGTATCTGTTGCTGACTCTCAAGACATTAAAGCATTTACCACTGATGTCTATCCTCAAATCTGGAGAGGTTCATACGTTACAAACCCACCAGCAGAACCGCTATCTGGTATCGTCACATCTTTGAATCGTGACCTTGCAGGCGTTAAGGCATCAGTCTTTAAATCTAAAGCTATTAAACTTACTTCTGCAACTGAAACTAACGGAAGCATTGCTATCCCAGTTTCTATCGGTCTTGCAAGTGTATTGTTCGCAGAAACAACTTCTGCTCAACTTGGAAACCCAAGTCACATCGCGCACAGAATCTCTGACAAGAGCTTGTTGGCATTCTTCCGCAGAACAGTGCCAACCGCTACAAACGTATTCCTAGGTCGCCATACTTATGTTGACGTCAAGGGTCCATTGCTATCTAACGGTACTCGCGATGTTCCTCCGTTCTCTGCAACCTACTCTGATCAGGTTGAAGTTGGCAGCACGATTGCCAATCAATTGAGTTACGATGACATCCTATCGTTAACGCATGGAAACAACAAGGATCAGTTTAGAAGCATTAAGGCTATCATCACCGGCGACACTATTGGAACACAGCAAGGCGTTGCTCGTACTGAATTCGACCACATTGCTGGCGATCAGTTCGAGATCATGCGTCCATTGCAGTTCTCTACCGATGACAGTATGGTTGTTGTCATGGATGGACAACCAACTACTAAGACTGTCGATATTAAGTTATCTCGTACTGGTTTGATTAACTCTGGTTCTAGCGGTGGAACATTCATTCCAACCACAACTGAATTCTCTGCTAATGACTACGACAATGAGCCAGGTATTGACTTCAGTAATGTGACTGTTTGGGGAACCACTGTCAACAATACTGACTTCAGTGACTATGCAGTTTGGATGCGTTCACGCAACTGGTACTCAACTGACGGCGTAGCAGGAACTGCGGGCAAGATGATTGTTCGTGCAGTTCAGTATGGTCCAAACGGCGACAAGCTTCGCTTTGCAATCATTCATCCTCAGACTCCAAACCAGAGTCCAACGACCACGTTCATCAACACTCCTTCTTACAGTACGATTTCATACGTGTTCGGATCTGGAGCTGCTCGCCCAATTGCTCTAACAGCCGGCGACACGATGGCAGTCGATGGTCCATATCCTGATGACTCTACAAATTTCCCAGCAGGTGCTTCAAGCAGTGGTGAATACTATGACTACACCTTCTCTGCTGGTAACTTTGCGTCAGTAGTTGTTGGCGATGTTATCAGTATTGCAACAATCTCAGGAATTAGCTCTGGTAACAGAGGTCAATTCAGGGTCGCAAACGTAAGCGGTAATACAGTTCGTGTGTTCAACCCTAATGGATCAACAACTCTTGCTCCAGTGGCCGAATCTACGCCTATCACCGTTGCAGGTGAAACCCTTGGTTCTCAGACTGCCTACAACGTAACTACTGTTGCAGACGTCGCTGGATCGTTGCATCAAACTTACTTCATCATCTATGATACCGCCGGCTCTGTGGCTGTTTGGTTTGACGTTGGAAACGTTAATCCAGTGCCACCAGCTCACGGTGCTGCTCGTGCTATTCGCGTCGCTACAATCATTGCTAATGACTCTGCAAACACTGTTGCAAGCAAGATCCAAACATACTTGAACAACGATCCTGCATTTACTGCGTCAGTGGGCGGCAACACTGTTACGATCACTAATAAGCAAGAAGGCATCACTGGCGCTTCTTCTGCAGGTACTTCTGGTTTCGTCACCGCAGACATCTTCGGCACAAATCCTGTTACACTTGCAGGAAAGTACTTCATCATTTATGATGACAATGGCTCTGTAGCTGTTTGGTTTGACCCAGGTAGTGAAGGCAACCCTGAACCTTTCCACGGCGCTCAGCGTTCTATTAAGGTTGATGGATATGCTCCAGGCTCTAACGCCAATACTGTGGCTTCTGCAGTAGTTGCTGCTGTTAATCCAGATACTAAATTCAATGCTTCTGCTCTTGGCGCTGTTGTCACTGTTGTAAATAGCTTCTTCGGAAATGTCCCAGATGCAACCCCAGGTAACTCTGGTTTCACAATCGGTGTTATTACACCTGGTTCACTAGGAAGTGCAGAGTTGATCACCAATGCTGGTGGCATCAACCTATTCCCACTCACTGGCACTGATGTCACAACCATCACTGCAACCATTAACGACAGCGATGTTCTAGTAGCTGCTGCCGTTGGCAACCCAGCTCTGTTGATTGAAAAAGCCACAGTAGAAGAAGACTATGCTTATAGCGGTAACTCTAGTGCGCTTGGATACGGGCACAATCCTACAGATCCTGCCCTAAGGTCGTTCAGTGGCTTGTATGATGGTGTCAACTGGGTGAAGACATTCCAGAATGCAAACCCAAATTTCACGATGAAGACTGCCTTCATCTTGAACAACATTGCTCCTTCTGTTTATCAGATGGATACTACACCAAATCCAAATACTGCGGATCTTGGTGAATTCTTCAAGTTGATCCCAACCACTGTTAAGAATTTCCATCATCACTTGACTCAGAAGGCTCTATCGCAGCTTCCGATCGTCTCTGACATTGACATCTCTAATAACAGGAGAAACGTGCAGATCAAGTCTAAGCAACTTGGTTCTAACGGCGTTGTTGAAATCATCGGTGGACAAGCTAACAAGGCTAAAGCCTACATCTTAAGTGAATCTGAAGTTGCCAATGACAGCAGCGGAAATTATCTACAAGTAAGTGTTCCTGCGTTCCCAGATACTTTCAACTCTGGCGACGTTATTAAGATTGAAAACGACGCAGGCGTTAAGCGCTTCTCTCGTTTGATTAGCTCGGACACAATCGACGTTACAAACCCTTCTGCTGGTATCATCGAATACAACTATAATCCTAAGAGCATCAACGTAAACTCTGGCACATTGATCACAATCACTGATGTTTCTGGTACATATGGTCGCCCAGCAGGATATGTGTGGCGTTGGACCCACAATGGTGGCGGTCCATCGTTAGCTCAAGTTCGCACAGGCGATCTACTAGCGTTCACTGGAACCCCATCGGGATGGGATCAGGGTAACAAGGCACGTATCGGTGGCGACGGTAGAGTGAGCGGTCTAACAATTGTTGCTGTCAACGACGGTGCAAACTGGGTGGATGTCATCAACCCATATGGTCGTGCAATGAGTTCCACTGCTATTAGCACGGGATCTCTTCAGATCTTCCCAACACCTATTAACAAATGGAACCTAAATCACGCTGCTCGTGCTAAGGTCTCATCGATGTCTCGTGTAACAAATGTTATTACAATCACCACGTTTGGCGCGCATATGCTAAATACCGGTGACAGTATTGATGTGATTGACTCTGATAACCTAATAGACGGCATTTACGGACCAGTGACGGTCTTGAATGCAAGTCAGTTCACGTTCGCTAGTGTTGGTTCAAACTTTAGCGAAGGCGCAGTTAATGCTTCGATCCTAAATATCGGAAACACTCAGACTCGTTACAAGATCGAGAAGCTTGGATTCAACAGTCTCACTCGCATTAGCAGAGTAGATGGCCAAAGTCCAAGGTTCTTGGATTGCGGTGTTGCCGTTGATGACTATTTCATCATCACAGGATCAACCTTTAAGTCTAATAACAACGGTAGGTTCCGTGTCATCGCCGTTGACAATGACTCTGTCATTTACCTCAACGACACTGCTTCGGACGAGATGAACACGATTGTTCCTTTCAACAACAAAACCCTTGTTGCTGATTGGGTTTCTAACTCCCCAATTGTTACTGGCGTTGCTGGAACATTCAAGAACTTGAACGTTGGTGATTGGGTTAAGAAGGCTGAAGATCCTGAAACCTACTATCGTCAAATCCTATCGATGAACGCAGCTCCTGCATCTGCAACCTCTATCACTCTTGGTGGTAACTATGGTGGCAGTACTGCTTCTGCAGCTGGTGTTTTTTACGATCAATTGAATAATGCCGATGAAGGCGTTGTTCTGCAGGATATTGAGGATCTTCAAGTACTAGAAGGCGACGCATCGACCGTTGGTGATTCACTATTCGTTCAAAACATCATCAACAGTAACTGGTTCAGTGTGAATAACATTGGAACATTTGGAGTTACCGAAGTTGGAACTAACCCAACTACACAGAAGCCATTCATCAGAATCAATAATTCTAATGGCGTAGCTGAAACCAATCGCTTGATGTCGATCAACCCAGCAGGCTTCTATCTAATTGAAGGTCTAACTTATAAGTTCTACTCTATTAGACAAGTTTCGCATATTGTCCTAGATGACCTAAATCAAGATCGTCGTTCGATCTATATTACTCCTTCGAACCGTTCTTATAAGTTCTCAAGTGCTAACACTACAAGTGTTTCACACATGGGTAAACTTGGGTACAATACTGACGTAACAACTGGTATCGACGGTTACTTGTACTACACAGGCTTGCTACGCAGAGTACAACGCATCGTTGACGGATATGAGCCAGATGCTGACAACTTCCCAGGAAGAAGAGCTGTTGGTGGTGCTATCGAGATCTTGCCTCCGCTTATTAAGCGTATCAACATCTCTATCAACGTTACAACCGATGAAGGTATTAACCTTGGTGACATCTCTAACATCATCAAGTCTGTCATCATCCAATACGTTCAAGGTTTGGGCGTAGGTGAAGACGTCATCTTGTCAGAGATCATTGCTAACGTTATGCAGGTGAAGGGTGTTGCTGCTGTGACATTCACTAACCCAGTACCAAGCACTGAACGTATCGTCATCGCCGACAACGAGAAGGCTACAATCGTTCCTGAGAATATCGGAATCGCTTAATGGCTACTAATAAGACAGCTGTTGATAGAATTCATGACTTGCTTCCTAAGCATCTCAATACCCGCACCAACATCAACTGGAAGGGTATCATTGACGCTATTGGTTCACAAGATCAACTTACATCTGACTTAGTGAGTGATGTTCGCAAGCAATTCTTTGTTAAGACAGCATCGCGTCCGTACATTGACAGGTTAGCTGCCAACAACAGGATTAGCCGTCCTCGTTTGGTTGGTATGGATGATACATCATTTCGCGAATATATCCCGGTTCTTTCTTATAGTCCTAAGCAAGTGAAGCTCATCATCGATGAACTTCTCGACATCTTCTTTTTTAAGGAAAGCACGACCGCTTACATGACTACTACTGTTTCTGCCCCATTTGCTTTGCAAGATGGGTGGGAACTAGAGTACATAGTTGACGAGAACGAATCTGAGCGCATTGAGTTCAATACTGCTGACTTCGTCAATATTGCTGCTGCAACGGCCAACGAAGTAGTGAGCGCCATCAATAGACAGGCTACCAAGAGCTATGCTACTGCCTTTTACGACAGCGTTAGCAAGAACACCTATATTAGGTTGTTCACTAAAACTGTTGGTTCTAAGGGATCTTTGAGGATCACAGGTGGAAGAGCAGATATTGCGCTTCGCTTTAACGGTTTCATTGCTACTGCTGGAAATGGTAACAACACTCAGTGGAGCGTTACAAAGATCGGTGATGAAGTCACCATGCAACATATTGCTGGCGTGTCTCCTGGCATTGACCAATTACAGACTGGCGATATCATCATCAGCAATCTAACAAACAACATTGGATCGTTTGTACTCACTGAAGTCAACCTCTCTGACTCATTAATCAAGTTTAAGAACCTATTTGGAACTCCAGGTACGTTCACCCAAACCAGCAGCGATGATGTTAAGTTCGTTCGCGCTAGTAAGATTGTGGCCTATACAAATCCAAGACGTGCTATGACCTGGGAAACTTCTCCAGGCGAAATCGTCGTTGAGATGCCAACATCTCCCCCTGTCGTGAAGCGTTCTTTGCAGGGTTCCTATCACATCAACGGTCCCGTTGGTGTTATGACAAGTCGCGATAGCGATACATCCCTAACACTTGTAGGCGCAAGTACGTTCCCAAACTCAGGAACCTTCTATCTTGAAGAGCAGACTGAAATTCAGACTCGCATCAAGACCAGTACCGAAAACACTGTCATCACTAGACAGCAGGGCGGAAGAATTCAATACCCAATTCAAAAGTATGAATTCACTAGTCGCACAATCCTTACTACCACAGGTGACATTGTTGCAGGACAAAGCCAGATTATCAACCTAGCTTCAACGATTGGCCTAGCAATTGGACAAAGCATTGAGATGGATGGTGTACCTTTGTATGCCACAATTACAAACGTAGCAGGCCCTGTGGTGACTATGTCGTTTCCAGCGACAAAAACCGCTAACGGAGAAGCAGTTTCGTTTTTAGGCAATCAGCTCACGGGCATCACACCTCCGCTTCCTGCGGTATCAAGCCTAAACGAGTTTAGCTTATCGTCTCTATCAAGAGCTTCAAATCTTATTGTTACTGGCGTAACTAGTGCCCCTCATGGATTCTTAGAGGGTGAAACAGTAGTTATCTCAGACAATAGTGGCATCCTAGTGTTTACAACTACAGGAAATACGGCTATTGGCAGCAATCAACTTACTGCTTTGGCCGGTGTTTCTGGAATTGGTTCTGGTCAACTCATCGACATGAGCGGTGTTCCGGCTGGAACAACTGTTCTATCGATCTTGGGCAATACTGTTACGATGTCTGCAAATGCTACCGCTGCTAACACAGGTGCATCAGTTACTTTTAATGAAAATCTAAATGTTTCTGCTGCACTAACGAGTGCATCAGGTTCTACTTTTACATTCAATCTAATCGGTGCAGACGGTTCCACCACGACTCCTGGAGGTGCTCGCGTTGAGCGCATCGGTATGTCAAACTCTGGCTCTAAGGTCATCCTTTCGGACGCTATCAGCAGAGATCAGTCCCGTATCACGGGGGCGTACGTTTGGGACTTAGCTGCTCCATTCGTTTTGTCGTCTTTGAAGGCCGATATTCAGGACGAAATTAAGGCCGGTACCATCGTTAGGTTGCTCAATACGTCGGCTAGCGATATCCCTGCAGAGGGCGGTTTTGTTATCTTTGACTATGGTCTAAATACCCAAGAAGGTCCAGTAAGGTATCTTTATAAGCCTACCGCTACCACTATTGCTATCGACCCATCGTATACGTTCCAAAAGAACCATGACATTGGGAGCGCCGTCGTGTCTATTAGATCTAAAGGCCCTCATCTTATGAGCACTGTGGGTTCCGAGTACCCACCTTATATCACCGACCCTTCACAGGCTAGGTTCATTCTGCAGGATTTGATTAGGTCAGTTAAGTCCGCTGGTATCTTTGTCAACTTCTTGATTAGGTATCCTGAGCAGCTTTATGCTACCCTTGATGTCTATAGTAGTGGCGTTGATCCAGGTTAAGCTAATGCAGTTCATAGTATAATGTTTAAGTTATAGGAGATTTCCCGTGGCTGTATTAGGTCGCCTACTTGTAAGTTCAGCAGAACGTTTAGATTTACCGGACCTCTTGAGCGTTGATTCGTACTCAGGCGGCGACTGGAAGTATTTCGTTCGCTCTCTCGTGGGCGGAGATACGCCTTATGTTCTAAAGGGCTTTGATGTCATCGATCCTCAAAATGCTATCGGTACGCAAAGCTGCTCTATCAGAGTTGCAGACTCTGTAGTCTACTATCCTGGTTCTAATTCTGGTTCTTTCTTCCATGGTCTTGAAGATGGCAACGCTAATGCACTCCCATTGGTTCCAGAATTGCGTAAGAACGCTGTTAACTACGTCTATTTGACCTTCAGTACCTTCAATACCTCTATCGATACCAGAGCATTCTGGGATCCAGATAAAGACGGTGGCGTTGGTGGTGAGTTTACGCAGGATGTCAACACAGAGGCTGTTCTAAAGGTTGACGTTAACGTTTCAACCGGTTCATTCCCAGCTAATACAATCCCAGTAGCAAAGATCACTGTTGGTCCAGTTGTTATCACTGCAATTGAAGATGCTCGCGACTTGATGTTCCGTCTTGGTACTGGCGGCATTAACCCAGATCCTTTCAGCCGTTACAATTTCCGTAGTTTGCCTTCTTCGCCTTATAAGCGCTCTGAACCACCTACTACGATGACTTCGCCTTCGGATCCAAATCCGTTCCAAGGCGCCGATAAGAACATCCTCACCCTTAAGGAGTGGATGGACGTTGTTATGACTAAGCTCACTGAGCTTGGTGGTAGCGTCTTCTGGTACGAAGATGCTGCAACATACAACCTTGTTGCAAACTTTCAAGATGCTCTTGCAACCAGCTTCAAATCTAAGGGTCAATGGATCCACGACAGCTCTACTCCTGGTCTTGTAACCTGGACAGAAGATATCGTCGTTAAGACCACACAAGACACTCGCGACACATATATTCGCGCTGGTTCTAAAACACTTGTTGATGAGCAGGTGATGTATGTTCCTCTTGTTCGTCAACAGCCCCTAAACGGCTCTGATCAAGAAGTGATGTTCATTAACAGCCAAAACTATCTCAATACCGTTGGTGGTAGCCTTGGATTGTTTACTAACCTTCGCAAAGGCGATTGGGTAAAGAAGATCACCGATCCAAACCACATGTATTTGCAGGTTCAGGAGTTTTATGACACCATTAACCTTGGTGGCTCAGTAACTACTGCCGCCAATGCTCGCTCTGTTCGCTTGAGCGGTAACTACCTTGGATCTACTGGCGTTGAAAAAGGTCGCTTCGATAGAGGTGAATACCTTGTCTCTGACGTTGTGGTTTCAAACCGCAATAACACTAATTTGAGTCTTGCTGGTGGTAACTTCCACTGGATGGCAATTCGCTCTGACACCATCGAAGATGTTGGTAGCGCACAGTCATACACTCTCTCTGGTACTCTAAGTGAGCCAGATGGACAAACCGCTAAGGTCACTGTCACAGCGCACGGTCTCGTTGATGGCGATATCATCGCTGTTTCTGCTCCTGCTGCTCAAGCTGGTGCATACTCTGTTGAAGTAGAAGATGCAAACACCTTCTATATCCAGACCACAAACATGACCACTGGCGCCTTTGCGGCAACCTATGCTATCATTACTACTGCTGCTCGCAGCAACGGTTATGGTTTCCAACTTGAATCTGCTAACCACGGATTCGAAACTGGTGAAACCATCATCATCACTGGTACTACTAATTACAACGGTACGTGGGTAATTAAGAAGCGTGATGCAACTCATTTCCAGTTTGCATTAAACTCTGCTCCTGCAACTGAAACACCTGCAGCAGATACTGCATTTGCAACTCTTGCTCGTGTTAACGTTCGTGCAGAACAAGGCATCATTAAGCTTGTTCAGGGCGAAAGTGCTGACATTGGTGAACTTGAAACTCAAAACATCAAGTCGTTCATCGGCATGCAGTCAATTGCAGAAACTTATCCGTTCTACTCTATTCCTGGAGGCTATAACGCTCTTCAAGGAATGCAGAATTACAATAGCCTTGCAACTGACAGCTTGACAACCCGTGCAAGCCGTCTATCTGCAATGATGGCCGACAAGGCACAAGACAAGACTATTAAGGCTCTTCCAAGCAATATTCACTTTGTTCTTAATACAACAAATGGTGCTGCTCAGGAGATAAGCTTCTTGCCTGCTGCGAGCACACTGACATTTGTGCAACCAGGTTCTCCAAACGGTAATGCTGTTGTTACGCTTCCAGATACTGCCCCTGGTATCAGTTTGGCTGTTAATCAGGTAGCATACATTCTTCTTGATAGAAATGCTGCTACAACCCCAAGTATCCTAGTCTCTGATCTTGCAACTGCACCAATTGGCGAAAACGTATTTGTTGTTGCAATGCGTCTTACAGACACAGAAATTTATCTTTGGGACGGCTCTCTGTGGAGAGCTGGAAAGAATGCAACTCCAGCATTTAAGGCTCAACAAGACCTAGACATGACCTTAGTTGGTGGTGGCACATGGAGTTGGGACATAAACACCAATCTTCTCACATGGGATGCTGCTGCCTACATTCAAATGCAAGGTTTGCACCCTAACAGAAACTCGTTTGGTGCAAGCAACGTTTCATTGCTCAACGATGGCGATTGCGCATACGTCACTGTCAACCGCGACGAAGCAATTATTGCTGGACTTACAGTAACGGCAACTCCACTTTACCTAGTTCCAGAAGACGTAAACACTAAAGTTATTGCTGTTAGATTTGATAATGTCATCTACGTGGGCGACACCATGATGTTGATACATGGTGAAAGCAAGCAACTTTATGCTGGCGCTTCTGATCAGACACTTACCTTTATTGGTGCAACCGACGAAGCAGATGACGCCCCAGCTTACACAGCGGTCTCTGCCGGCTCACTCAACCTTCCTGACTACAATGGAACTCCAGGAGAAAGCTTAACGGCTCGTCTGGCAAAAGTTACCGCAATGTTAGCGGATGCTCGTCAAGACTTCAATATCGCTCTAGATCCAGGCATAATCACTTGGGATGGTACTAACGTGACCATTTCTTCTGCACAACTCTCTATCCCTGGCACCACCATCGGTGCAGCTCCTGTCTCGATCAACAACCTAGTATCGACGGCGGTGCCCGCTAATTCGTGTTTGTATGTAGATATCGACAGGGTTACAGGCGCTGCTTTGACATTGGCTGTAAGTACGTTGGCAGCATTAACCCCATCTCAACAGCGTCTAGTTGTAGCTAGAAACGTCGCTGGATCGTTGTTGGTGAGATAATATGTCGCAATATAAGTTAAAATCAGGTTCGATCTTAGTAAATCCAACCAACCTGCAACAGGGTTCGGTACAGGATCAACTTGAAGACAGATCTTCGTACCTGCGCTCTGATGAGCCTATAACATGGACAGGTTCCGAACTTCAGTTCACTCAGGACATAGTTATTGAGATCGTTCACTCTGCTAACGGCACAGTGACAGAGCATATTGTTCAGCTCGCTGACAGCCCAATTCAACTTGCAGATCTTGAAAGCGCTTGGGTCGAGATCGATCGCTCAGCTGCTACTGAAAACTTAACGGTAAGCCTCTCTGGAACTCTTCCAGTTCCTGCTCACAGCGCTCAAGATAAAGACGTCATCATCCTCTTCAGGAGAGTTGACGCTGGTGGCGCTGGCTACCTACACATTCCTTTCCACAAACAAGTCCTCGAACCGGGTCAGACTGTTCGTCTTGGCGCTTCTGGTTCTGGATCTGGTGCTGGCGACGGTCTTGCTGGCGACTATAAAAGACGTCTCGTCCTTTCTCCGTTCGATTATGTGACCCCGAACATCTTCGAGACCGACAAGGTCACGAAGATCGCTTCAGGAACCGGCGAATACGATCCCGCGAAGAAGGCCTTCCTGATGAACATCGGTCAGAACATGGTCTCGACCCAGAATCTCGACCCCGAGTTTCTGGCGACCGGAACTGACGTCGCGACCCTCGAGCTGTACCTCAACTGGCTCGAAGGCTTCGTCGACTTGGCTGCAACCTATGAAGTTTCCCGCGATGGTGGCGTGAATTGGCAACCGATCACGATGTCCCGCGTCGGTCTCTCTGAGACCTTCCGTGGATACCTCAACGTGGTCACCGAAGGCGCCAACAACGACCTCGAGGGTTATTCCGTAGCCAACGCCGACACCAACCTCGCTTTGAACGCGACGACTACCCAGCAACGCGCTGGATCGTTCGTGGCGACCAACTCTGAGATCGCCAAGACCGTTGAAGTGTACCTCAACAAGACGGGCTCCCCGACCGGTAACTACAAAGTTCAGGTCGTCAAGGACTCGGCTGGTTCTCCTTCTACCTCCGTCCTCGACGTGATCTCCGAGAGCGACCTTCTCCCGATTGCCAGCCTAAGCGCTGGTAACAACACGGTTATCGTCGACATCTCTGACATCGGCCTCGTCGCTGGAACGTACTGGATCGTCTTCGTGACGGACGCGACCTACAAGGGTGTATTCTCGGCTGGCGTGACCCAATTGGCGGTCAGAGCTGATACCTCCGCTCCTACGGGTGGAGCTTCCGCTCAATATAACGGCACGGCTTGGTCTGCTACGGCATCGACCTCGACTTGCTTCCAGTTCAAGGGACGTGTTCTCGACGTTCGCGTGAGAGTGACCGCTGGCACTAACGGAGTCTACCTCCGCGGATATGGCTTGTACTACGGCGTCGTTCAAGGTGTCACCACCCAGAACGTTCGCAAGTACCACAAGACTTCCTTCGCTGGCGTTGCCGGCGTCGTGACCGTCAACTTACCTTTTATTCCCGATCCCTACCTCCTCACCGTGTACGACGTGTACCGAGGCCAAGTCTACGTGGCTGACTCCGAGATCTTCCGCATCGATGGTTCTTCGGTCACTTTCATCAGTGACTTGTTCAACTTCATCGGTGAGACCGTAGTTCTCGTATTCCGTCAGAACGACGTTCCGGCAGCTCAGGACACCAGCGATTCCAATGCTACGCTGATCCAAGCGAATACAAACCGCATCGACGACAATGATTTGCTGGAAACAAACTACGCAACCAACGCGCAGTTTCGGGGTTTTCAGCGCCAAGTTCCTGCCACTTTGACCACAAAATCTGATGCTGCGTACGGCCCAGACCGTTGGAAATTGTTGACGTCTCACACTACTAACGTTCAAAGCGCGCGTGTAGTTGATTCTCCATCCAACTCTCCTTCTAAAAATGCAGTCCAAGTCAGACAAGCAGACGCCACTGCAAGACAGTTTGGCATGGTCCAATACTTAGATTCTGATCGCGTTTGGGAACTTCGCGGAAGACGAGTAACGTATGGTTTTTGGGTCAAAGCGACCGCAGCGAACATCCCAAATATTCGCGCGTCCATAGTCGAATGGAACGGTACAGAAAACAGCCTAACCTCAGATCCAGTAGCGACGTGGGCAGCCACTCCTACTCTCGCGGCCAACTTCTCGCACGCATCTTCTGTATCAGACTTGGCCATGACTGGTAACTGGGTCTACTTTGAAGTCTCGACGACGTTGTCGGGTTCATTTAATAACTTGGCTCTGATGATTTGGACTCCTGCGACTGCCGCTCAGAACTCTGATCTTTATGTGACTCAGGTTCAGTTAGTTTCTGGCTCAAAGGCTAGACAATTTACTCGCATTGCACTTAAACCCGCAGAAGACATAACTGAGATGGAGCGCTTCTATCAAAAAAGCTATAATTTCGACACAGCTCCTGGAGCAGTTGGCGTACAAAATGGTGCGATTCAGGTCGAAGAGAAAGGGGCCGCTGGTACCTCAGGGCTCCAAATTCATTTTAGATCTCGACTATTTAAAGATCCCGCTGTCGTTGGGTATTCGGATGTAACGGGCGCGTCTGGTGTGTTTAATAGAGCCACGATCGATACGGCTATTGGGTCGATTCAAAACACTGGTCAAAATGGATTTATCATTACTGGCGGTGCGGGGGCAAGTACGTTCTCACGCGTGCATTATACGGCTGAAGCAGAACTTTAAGCCCAGATCGGATAAAATAGAGTTATGGGACAAAAGCTTTACACAGATAGGATTGGCGCACTGAGCTTCAGCACTCCAAACGTGCTGCTGGCTGCGTCTATTCTGACTATCGGAGGTCAGCAATACGTGACTTCCGCGTTGTCGGTATCCGTACCGGTCATGACCGCCAACACGCTCTACATGGTCTACGCCGTACAAACCGCCGGCGTCGTGTCCTTGGTCATTTCTGTCAACGTCAACTCTGTGGGACCTACGGGATACTCCTCGTGGAAGCTGGTGGGCGCGTTTTATACGGATGGCACTGTATCGCCCACGTTGGGTACTTTCGTAACGATCGATGGAGTTCCTACCGCTCAAACTCCAGTCACTGTAACTTTGACCGTTTCGAATATCCCGCTCACTTCCCAATCCTTCAAGATGCGTCGGGTTGGAGACAAGGCTTGGATCGAAGGGTATTGCGTAGCTTCAGGTGCTGCCACGGGTAACATTCAATTCGCGCTCCCGTTCGTTCCAGATACCTCTAAACTAGCCCGCTCGGATTTTCCTACCTTAGGCACCGCCAAGGGTAATGATGGCACCGGCGACCACACTGGTGTCGTATTCAACTTTGGTGGAACTGGAACGTGCGGAATGTCAGGTGATGATGGCGCATCGAACTGGAACCCGACAGTGCCATTCACTTGGGCCAATACCAGAATCCTTGAGATCTTTCTTCCAGGTGTTCCTAATTCTGCGTGGACCAACACTCCACTGAAGGACCTGTAATATGTCAGGCATAACTGGAAAAGATTCCCTCTCTTATAAGAAACAAGACGTAGCCCAGTCCCGCGTTCCGGCACTCGGCTTCAAGAAGACCGTGTTCGCCCACAAGGCGACCGCAGGTCAGACCGTCATTTCTCTTTCCTCGCTCACGACTCCCACGGAGATGACCGCCAACGGGTTTCAACAAGCCTCACTAGCTGAACTCACCTCGGTCAACATCCGTCAGTTCAAGGAGAACTTCACTTTAAGCTCTTCACTCCGCGGCATCCTTCAGCCCTTCTTGGGATACGTGGTGACCGGCGGAACCTCGATCAAACTCTTGTTCTCAGCCGAAGACGGCGAGATCTTCACGGGTGTATTCGACGCCAACCCCCGCACCTTCACCAGCGCCGCCGATGCCATTCCGATTTCCGTATCCGGAACCTTGCTCGCTGGCCAAACTGACTTCAACGTCGGCACGGCCTTCAACGTAGGCCTTTTCCCTGGCTCTCAGCACGGCGCGATCCTAGTGTTCGCCAACGACCGCTTGGTCTACCGCAACGCTTCGTCCCCGACCGGTCCTGGAACGGACGGTGACTACTACGAAGTCCCAGCTGGAAACGGTCTCGGCGTCATGATCCGTTTCAACGTCGCCGATCCGGTCTACGACCGTTCCATTTCGGTCGTCTCGATCGGTTCCTTGATTCAAGCTCCGAGTGGTTCTGAAGTGGCCCTCATCGAGGCTCTGCAAGGTCAAGTCGATTCGATCATTCCTACGCTCGCCGCTCTCGCTGGCGTTCCAGAGTCCACCTTCCAAGGCGCGCCCAACAACGTCAATCTCAAGGCTTTCGGTGACACGGTTCTAAGCAACACGACTCGGATCACGGCGCTTGAGAATCCAACGCAAAGCGAAGTCTGGGTATACGTCGGCAACGGGTACGGCTCGACCAACACTGTAATCCGTAGATTCACCACGGTTGGGAAGAACGTTGGGGCTGGGATCAACTACGTCGATTCAGCTACTCTAGGCGCTTCCTTTACGATCGTCGAAGCTGGAATTTACGCCATCGAGTACTCTGACGAATTTAACGCTGGATCTAACTTTGGCATCAGTTGCAACTCTAACCAGCTCACGACTCAGATCGCCACTATCACGGCCGCTCATCGACTGGTCGCCTCGAACACCCTGAACGCCAATGAGGGCAAGACGGTGACGGTAACCTTGCGACTGGAAATTGGCGACGTCATTCGTCCTCACGCCCAAGGAACTGCTGGCGGAGCTGCGACGTGGATCGACAGCTTCAGAATCACGAAGGTGAGATAATTTATGGCAAAAGCCCGCAGACAATCGAACAACACTATCACCGGCATTCAAACCGACATTTCCGCATGTGTGGAAGGGATCGGCCCGCTAGGCTCTGATGGAATCGAGTCAGATCTTACGACTGGCACGGAAGTCATTGACACCGCCGGGGCTATGAGCTCCTCGCTAGTTTTCACTTGTCCTCCGGGGCAAGGCGGCAGGTATTTTGTGGCCGGCGTCATCGAGTTTAACGGATCATTTTCCGGCGACGAATCTTGTTTCATCCGCATCAAAAAGAACGGGGTGACAAAAACTACAGGATGGGGCGGTTCTGCTACGGCCAACGTCGAAATCGGAGCTCAGGTCATGACGCTATTAGATTTGGTCCCAGGTGACACGGTGACCTTTTCTAAGCGTTGGAACGGTATCTCTAGCGCTAGCATCAATGGTTCGGTCAGCATCTTCAAGCTAACCGGGACGGCGGCGTAAAGGAAATAAATCATGGGATCTCAACTGCTTACTCCAAGAATCAATCGGCTCGAACCCAACGTCCTCATTAACGGGGCGATGGAGCTTCGTCAGCGTGTCGCAGCTACGGGTGGACTTTCCAACGCTTACGCCATGGATCGTTTCTACGTCAACAACTTGAACACCTCCATGACGACCCTGGTCGATCAATCGGCCACCGTACCATCAATCGGAGCTCTGGCCTCGTCCCAGCGCGTCTATAACACCACTACGGGATCGCTCGTGGCTGGCACTCAGTGCGACGTGAGGTACCGGGTCGAAGGCTACGACATTCTGCCCTTGGTCACCTCCGAATGGACTCTGATCTTCTGGGCGCGTTCTTCGGTGGCAGGCACATATTCCGTCGCCGTCAAGAACGGAGCCACGACTCATTCTTACGTTCGTCAGTACACCATCTCCACGATCAATACGTGGGAGCTGAAGTGCATCAAGTTCCCGGCGCTCTCGACTTGCCCAGGCGCGCTACTCCGCACCAACGGCATCGGTCTTGAGATCAAGTGGTCCATCGTGACTGGTACGACTTTCCAGACTGGCTCCTTGAATCAATGGGCCGCGGGCAACTTCGAAGCGGGTGCAGGCCAAGTCAGCAGCTGGCTCACTTCCGGCAACGAATTCTTAATGACCGGAATCATGGCTCTCCCAGGCGACTGGGAAGCTCTCACCTCGGCTGGGTACCAGTTCGTGAGATGCGGCCGTAACTTTCAAGAAGAGCTCGCCAAGGCTCAGCGGTACTACGAGAAGTCGTACGACCAAGCCCAAGTGCCCGGAACGGGCGCCGGTAACTTCAACGGATCGTGGTGCGGTTCAACTCCTTCCGTCACGGGCGGCGGTGACCGTCTGACTGGACCTCACTTCGCGGTCCTCAAGCGCGCTACTCCTTCAGTAGTGATCTACAACCCGAACACGGCCGGTACCTCGGCTGTCTACGAGGTGAACACGGGCGCCAACAAGGCGACGACCGGATTCGTCGGGACAGGCGAGCACGGTGTTGGTCAGATCGGCGCCACGGGTAACTCCCTGATCGTCAACAACACGTACCTAATGCACTGGACTGCGGACGCGGAGCTGTAAGATGAGAACGTGGGTGATCGCAGACATTCAGAGCCTAGAGATCCTGACGACGTATCGTTCAGATTTTTCTCAGCAATCGACCTACGGTGGTCCTTGGGGTGACACCTCCAAGACCGTCCACTTGCCCGTTCCTCAGGACCTAGAGAACAAGAAGATTCAAGTCTTGGCTCTGGAGTCGACTGAGCTCCAGGACGAAGAAGGCGACACCATCGTGGACCTTTCGCCTGGTCCCACTCAGGTAGCTCACGACTCGCAAGGCCGGATCATTCTCAACGAACTGGGCAAGCCAACGCTCGTCTCGTCCTGGGAGTGGCGTCCTCGAATGGGAGCGGCCCTCAAGGTCGTCCTGAAATAAAGTTAAGTTGTCCTAGGTATAATTAGGATGGAGATTCAAGATGGCTTCTAAACAACTCAAAGCGACACACCTGATTCCGAACTCGCTCTCCCATTCGGGCGGGACGATCACGGCTGTCTTCAACTCCGGTACGCGCCAGGTCGTGTTGTCGGCTCTCACGGCCAACACGCTTTACTTTCTGTACCTTCGAACCGTTTCAGGTACGCCAACCCTTTTCTTTGTTACCACGATTCCTAGCACGTACCACGCATCCTTCTCTGACGCTATTTTGGTAGGCGCCTTCATGGCAAACGGCCTTACATCTGTTTCTTTTGGTTCTTTCGTCAACATCGAAGGCACTCCCACTTCTGACGAGATCCAGTTCAACTCTACCATGACGAACGGCGGTAACGGAGTCTTGAACGCCTACTACGTCCGCCGAGGCAAGCTTGCTGATATATTTTGGTACTTCTCAGTTGGTTCTTCTATTCCTACCGGTTCAATGTCTTTTGCGATGCCCTTAAATTTGGCTCATGACCAAGCTGCCAGAAGCGGCGATTTCGGTATTGGTGGTACAGCCTGGGCTCGCGGCGCTGGTGGCAACGACACCCACATGGGTACCCCTAACATTAACGGCGGGACTCTAATTGTTCCTGGCTATGGTGACGATGGCGCCGCAGGTTGGTCCAACACCGTTCCCGTGAATCCGCTCACTGCCAGCACGTCAGTATTCGGCGGCATTCTCCAAGATGTCGGCATTACTGGATGGACGTCTACCCCTCTGAAGGATCTATAACATGATCTCCATGCAAGAACTCCTCTCGGGGGGGGGACAAGCAGACCCCCAGAGTGTTGCCAATTGGCACAACAAACCCTACACTGTGCTTTAACGCCAAATAAACCATTTTTCTTTTTATGAAAATCAGAAACAGGTTTCTCTAAGCCACAACCTTTACACTTTTTAATCATACTTTTTTGACTTTACTTAAGAAGTAACTTGCTAATTCTTCAAAAGAAAGCTCCTTTAACATGTCATTCCAGTCTTTGTCTGTATCTTCGGTGAAAGCCACATGAGACACAGATTGATGATCATTGAATTTCTGGAACATCTTGACGCCGGCTTCATCAGTATCCGGTGCGACGATGGTCTTTACTCCTTCGTCTCGGAGTTCTTTGATTGCGTCTTTTTGATGATCCGTGGCACCAGCACCGGAGCAAGCAATAGCCCTCCAGGGATTACGAGCAATACCGCCGTAACGCAAATTAAGCGCTTGTTGGAGGCTAAGCGCATTAATGGCTCCCTCTGTGATGATAACACCTTTAACGTTCCCGACAAAACGGCTCTGATTCCAGCCATAAAACAACAACCCTAAACGAGTGCCAGGAATAGTGTCCATCTTTTGGAACTCTCCGTCCCCTAGATCTTTTGGGACGATCAACCTGATCTGCGCACCTACAAAATGATTTCCGAAGTAGTACGGAAACACAATTCCGTTCCTATCCATATCATAATACATGTCGCCTTCAAGAGACATCTTGCGGACGTTTTTTAGATAGTCAACTGCTGGTTCTGCACGAGGATCCGACAATGGAATGAACGAAGCGGGCCATGCCATGGCTTGCACTTCATTGGGGCGGGCTTCTTCGATTTGGAAATCGCCCTTCAAGAAGTCAGCAAGTTCAATGCCAGCCTTATAGCAATAGTCATGTAAGGAATAAGCTCGGTCACACTTGTTGCAATAGCACCAAATGTCATTAGTTTCCGCATTCTTGTGCCAGTATAGGGTCCTATTCTTAGGACGGCAGATTAGGCACCACCTGTTATCTTTCGGAGTAGCCATTATTCCTCCGCAGTGTGATCGTGGATCTCTTCTCCAGATTCGATCATCTCTAACTTACGTTCTGCCAAGAAACGCTCAACATCATCAGGTTGCCTTAAGAAGCGACCCTTCTCAAAGGGACAGATAATCTTCTTGCCTTGGGCACCGAATCGGTCTTTGTGGATCAAGAAGGCGGACGTCTTGGTCTCAAAGTCAGGTACGACTTCGATGATGACAGTGGCCGGTTCAACAACCGCTGGACATTCCTTGATTCGAGCATCCATCTCTTTCACACCGCCCTTCTTACCAGTGGAGTGAAGTTGAACGAACAGAACAATTGGGATATTAGAGTCCTTGATATATTGACCCATCCAGATCCTTAGGTCATTGAGGACGTCATACCTAGTACGCGACTTATCTTCAACTGAGTATTGAATAAGTTGATAATAGTCAATAAGAACGCAGGAGTATTGGCTAGTCTTCACCGCTGAAAGCGCATTCTTAACGCCCTCAAGTTTAGTGGTGATGCCATTCTTAAAGTTAACGTCTACGACCTTAACATAGTCAGAGATAGAGGGGAACAACTTGAAGAGCTCCATTTGCTCTTCCTTAGACATGAGACCCTTCTTGTAATCGTTAAAGCTAGAGCCGTGCTCAAGACACGCAATACGCATGATGACGTCTTGGGCTGATTCTTCGTTCGAGATAACGAGAACCTTCTTATTTTGTTTCCAGAGAGGATACGAGATGTTCGCAGCTACAGTGGATTTACCAGAGCCCGTATATGCGCAGAACAGGTATAGGTTCTCACGCGTAAACGGAACGGTGGCTGTTAAAGACTCATTCACTAGAGTGATGCGCTCGGAGAGCATCTTGTTGTAAGCTGCTACTCGCTTAATCATCTCACGAAGTGAGTCTTTGTTACCAAAAGAGTCAATGTCATCGAATGACACAGCCATAGCATCACTCTTATCTGCTTCACCCTTTATGATCTTATTGATCTGATCCGCTGTCAATTTCGCCATTTGTGTATCCCAAAACGTTTAAAATATCATCGATGTTCATGTCGGCCAACTCTTTAATTTTGGCCTCAATTTCTGAAACATTCACCGTTTCAAATGATTCTACATATCGTTGTTGCTGACGGTGCTCCTTGAGGGTTAACCCTCCGTAGCGCTTTGGGGTTTCGTCTTCAGCCTTGATCTTGTAGAAAGAATAGAACGATTCAGTTGCAGCATCTTTGATGTTATTGTGCCAACCATCAATGAACTCCTTCTCCGTATGTTCTGTGTGGTCCTTGCAGCGTTTATAGACTGCACGAGCTACAGCAGGAGGAGGAAGGTGAGCCTTGATAGCTTTTGGCAATACTTCTTCGTGAGCAACTTCAAATGGGACATCTGCCTTATAGAGCTTCTCAAAAAGCTCGTCCATATTCCCAGGAACTTGTTTGTTGCTACGATCTCGCGATGGTAGAGATGCGACCCATTTTTCAAGAATCAGAGACGCATTTCTTTTTGCGTCTTCATTCTTGTCCATTAGAGTCTCCTTCGTCATCCACTGACGAAGCGATAGTTTCACCTGTTTTTAGGTTTGTAACTTTGATTTTAGCGGAGTTATTGTGCTTGTCGATGAACATCAACTCAAGTTTATACTCGTCGTTGATGATGAAGGGACGCTTCTTACCAAGCCACCAGTAGAGGGTGTCTTTAAGCTTATCTGCATACGAAATTTGCATACGATCCTCCTATAAATGGATCACAGTAATTATACGATCAGAAAAACGACCGTATTATGGTATGCATACCGAAGTAGTATTGTACCTTCGTATAATTGCACCATGAACACAACAGTCAACAATGACCGCACGATAATTCAAGACCCAACTCAAGATGTGGCAGACTTTATCGAGTCAACTCTAGTTTATCTTGACAAGAGCAAGCAATACCAACTCAAGAGAATGGCCAGAAATATTTGGCAACGTTCTACCCCTCTATATACGAAGTTGCAGAAAGAAGTGAATGGTCAACTGTTTGAAAAGCTAGCAGATGGCTCGTACTCTATTTCCTCTTGCTTCATCAATGCAATTGAAACAGAGTTTCCTGGCTTCGCCTATACAGATAAGCGTAAAGATACTGGTAAAACAGTCGCACTACCATGGGTTACTAAACCTCATAACATGAGGGATTATCAACAAGAGGCTTGCGACATTATGCTTAAGTCTCATCGTGGCGTTATCAATTTTGCAACAGGATTGGGAAAGACCCTTGTAGCTACTCACCTAGCGAAGCAGTGTCGGAAGAGAGCCCTTATCGTTTGTCCTTCAGAATCTGTAGCATCCCAATTCTATGAGATCTTCGTCAGTGCCTTTGGAAAACAGAAGGTCGGGTTTTATGGGGACGGCAAGAAGAAGCTGGGCGAATTAACGATCGGTATTGCTGCCTCTGTATCTAAACATATCGCAGATTTCCAGAACCATGAACTTGGACTTGTCATTATCGATGAGACACACCATACTCCTGCTACCACGTTCTTCACAATTGCTGAAGGGTTGGCAGGCGTAGGTAAAGTGTTTGGTCTTACTGCAACCGATTACAGATCCGACGGCAAAGATATTATGATCACTGGTGGATGTGGCCATGTGTTGATGCGCCGTGACATTAAGTGGGGCGTCGATAATCAGTGGTTGGCTGAACTATACTTTATCGTTCGTGAAGTTCAAACTGGTGGACGTGATTATAAAGATGACAAGTTGAAGTCCTATAAAGAGCATGTGCTCAATAACCAGATTATGAAGGATCAGATTCTTGCTGACTGTCAGAAGATGATGGCCTCTGGCAAAACGATCCTATGTCTCGTAGATGAAGTAGCTCACGGTAAAGAGTTGAGCGCAGCTCTCGGTATCCCATTCGCCACAGGTCAAGATTCTAAATCGCAAGAATACGTAGACCAGCTAAATGCTGGGAAGATCAAGGGATTGATTGGTACAGATTCTAAGGTAGGCGAAGGAACAGATACAAGAAATGTGGATGTATTGATTATGGCCAACTTCGTAGCTTCAAAGGGTCCTGTTATCCAAGCAATTGGACGAGGACTCCGTAAACAGGGCACTAAAACGAAATGCATCATTCTCGACTATATTCCTATGGGTTCAACGATGCTCACTCGCCATGCCCATAATCGTATTGTCTTCTATAGAGAGATCACTGATAAGGTAAAGGTTGTAAAATGAATTTCAAAAGACCAAAAGAAGAAGTAATTGAACGAGCATATATTGCAGCCGACTCGGTTCTATATTCTCAACTTCATCAACTCGCGTATGCAGGAGCTAGTTATTCACCCAATGGTGTAATCAGCATGTTTCAGATGGCCATGAGTCATGCCATTAAGGAAGCCATCCGATCAGTGGTTGAAGACACATATAGCCACGATGAATTTGAAAGAGACCTTGGCATAAAAGAGTGATATAATGTGAGCTATGCGTCAGCTTAGCTCTGAGGGTGTTAACCTAATTAAAAGTTTTGAAGGTCTATACTTGACCGCCTATCTAGACATCGTAGGAGTGCCTACGATTGGATATGGATGCACTGAAGGCGTTACCAAGGCCGACGTGCAGAACAAGCGTACAATCACTCCCCAACAAGCAGAAGACATGCTCCGCACTGAATTAGACAAGTTCTGTGTTGGTGTAGAGAAGTACGTTAAAGTCCCCCTCAATGACAATCAGTTTGCTGCTTTAGTATCTTTTAGCTACAACCTAGGTTTAGGTTCCCTACAAAAGTCAACTCTACTTAAACTTCTTAACTCTGGCGACTATACTGGCGCTAGTAACGAATTTGTTAAGTGGAATAAGGCTGGTGGGAAAGAGGTCAACGGTCTCACCCGTAGACGCAATGCTGAACGCGACCTATTTTTGAAATCTTCAGGTACAATAAAATCAAATAGTCTTCTTCCAGATGGTCCATCAGATGATGAGATTCGCAAGAAGCTGGAAGCAGCGGAAGGAAAGAAGTAATGCATTAGGTTAATAGGCCTCCCTAAAGCTCGTGATTAAGTTTCCGTTATTTCTAATTAACAACTTACTTACGAGGATAAACAAATGAAAGAACAAATCAAAAAGCTTAAGCTCGAACTCAAAGAGTTGGCTAAGCAGATCAAAGAAAAGAAATCTCAAAGAAAATCGTCTAGCTGTGGCTATGTATCTGGTCTACACGAAGCCCGTGTTGCATTCAGACACAAACATGTTGCCTATTGTCTTGCGAGGGGCCGAACCCTTGAGCAAGTAGATAAGGGCGAACGTCTTAATATGGACCATGTCCAATGGTACATGGACTCCATGAAGCCAGAATCTAAGAAGAAACTATACGCTGTTGTTAGCGACAAGCTCACCCCATCTCAACAAGCAGTACAGGCCGGTCATGCTGTAGCGGAATTCTTGAAGAAGAACCCGCACACTCAGTGGGATAACGGCTACCTCATCTACCTCACCGAAGCACCAGGATTTGACGGGAACATGCGCGGTTATCGTTGGATGGTCGGTAGTCATCAATATGCAGAGTTCGTTGAACCTGACCTTGGGAATAAGATCACCGCGTACGCGTTGTTCGGTCCTGAGGCTGAAAGGATTCTTCAGCGTCACAAACTCCTTTAATATTGATCTACCGGAGGTAACATGGAAGACAAAATCGATATCAAGAAAGATCTGGAGCTTATGACGAATACCAGGAGGCACTATCCGATATTGAATAAGTATAATGATTGATGTGCGGCATCTCGGATAGACGAGAGAACCGTTGGGATAGGATTAAAGAGTTACTAAACAATCCGAGGACGGTTCGAAACGAGCCCGCCAAAAATATCGGATAAGGCCTTGATGACTCAGGTGATCCAGTGAGTATAGCTTAACCTCACCCGCACAACAATGCTCCATTAGCTCAGTTGGTCTAGAGCGGCGATCTCTAAAATCGTGCGTCGTGGGTTCGAATCCCTCATGGAGCGCCAAATTTATGAAACTCGTTAAAGCACTACAAGATGCCCATGCTGGAGAACTTGCCGCGTATTACGCATACCAAGGGCA